GTATGGCTTTTCGCTATAACTAGGGAATACTACCAACACAAATCTCCAGATTTAGAATTTGTTGAGAATATAGACAACCTAAAGTTTTTTAATCTGGACATGAAATGGTCTTGGGTTGGAATTTTAGTGGGAGCAGTAATAAATGGGGGTATATGCCTGTTTATTTTTAGGTCGGTAATGGTTTAGTGTCAAATTTGAATCAAAAGCTCTTAGGAGTCGCTCTAGCCGCCTTATTATCGATTATAGGGTATATAAGCATGGAATTAGCTACTTTAAAGGCTAATTTACAGGAAGAAATTGGAAGATCGGAAGAAATTGATAGAAATCAGAAAGAAAGAATTACAGCAAACACAATCAGATCACTGTTGACCACTGAGAGAGTCACTAAATTAGAAGTTAGAGACAAGATATTTAATAAAGGGGATTAAAGTGAATGATGACATAATTCTGTGGGTTATTGGTCAACTGTTCGTAGGTGCAGCTTTATACGGTGGTATCCGCGTTGATATTAAGAATATTCATGAAAAAATCAATAATACTGCTAACCGAGTATCTGAAGTTAATGAAAGGGTCGATAAAATTTTATTGAAAGGCGATTAACAAATGAATTTGTCTAAGAATTTTACGCTCTTAGAATTAACCCACTCACAAGAAGCAACTCGTACTGGATTAGATAACACTCCAACTACTGAACATATTAAGTCTCTTAATTTGCTATGTGCAAATATATTGCAGCCTTTAAGAGATCGAGTTAATAAGCCAATAGTCATAAGTAGTGGTTATCGTTCTGTTAACTTAAATCGTTTAATTGGTGGGTCTGTATTTAGTCAACATACAACAGGTCAAGCTGCTGATTTTACAATTCCTTTAATGACGGTAGAAGAAGTAATTTCTATTATCCGCGAGTTGAATCTTCCTGTAGATCAGTGTATAAACGAATATGGGCAATGGATTCATATTAGCCATCGCCACAATAGAGGCCAATTTTTAGCAGCTAAAAAGAAAGACCATAAGACAGTTTACAAAATTTTAGGAGAATAAAATGGATGACGTAAAAGGATTGCTTCAGTCACGTACAGTTTGGGGTGCTTTGTTAGCGATTACTGCTACCATTTCACAGCTTTTTGGATGGGATTTGGGAGATACAAACGGGCTGGCAGAACAAGTTGCTGCATTAGCAGGTGGTGTAATAGCCGTATTCGGTAGAATCAAAGCAGTTAAGCGTATAGCTAAATGATTGGATTAGGCACAGCTATTGTTGCTGTATTAGACAAGCTACTTTGGATTTTATTGGCTTATAACCGAAAAACAGAGAAAACAGAGGCGCAAATTGAACGCGACAGACTTTCAAAAAACCCTGCTGGCTGGTTTAATCAGCATTTCAGTAATGGCTTGTCTAAGCACTCCGGTAAAACCGATAGCACCGACAAAACCAAGCCTTGATGTAATTCAGATGGAAGATGGCAGTATGTGCATGGACGCACAAGATGCTGAAAACCTCGGAATATATATACTAGAATTAGAAAGGGCAACATATTAAATTTTGTTTTCTCGGTTCATTCGCTTCATTTTTGCCTTAATAAGTTTTGTATAACTTTTCTCTATATCTTCTGTTTTCTTTGTTTTATCTTTATTATATTTTTCTCTTTTTTTTGTTTTATACCAAAGATAAGCCTCGTGAGCGATTACCGCTTGTTCGCGGTCTAATCTAAGTAAATACAGCAATTCTAAACAAGTTATTTCTGGTGGCAATTCACTCCAATGGCAATTAGAATATTTAATGGTTGGAGTATCAGAGTTACCATAATAATTATTAAAGTCTCCTTTCTTTCTTGTTCTAGCTTTCATATCAGCAATAAAAGTATAAATACAACAAAAATCAAAATTGATGCTGGAAGTTTTTTGTCCTTGTCCAAATGGAAATCTACCCCATTCTGTTCTTTATATGACCTAGCAAATTTAGTTGATTTTAATTTTTCTAATTCTACCTTTCCTTGATCCATAATATTTTCTCCTTTAAATAAAACGCTTCCCTTTTTTTGGTTTTCTTCTTTTCTTTGACTCGCTTATCACGACTGGGTTTCTCATTAATCATGACTAGTTCTTTGCCATTGGGTTTATTCGACTAAATGACTCGTTTGTAATGGATGGATTTCTAAACTCCTTTGACTCGCTATTTCTGGATGGGCTTCGTTGTCCTTACTGACTCGTTCTCTTTCATTGGGTTTCTCAAGCGTTCTGCCTCACTGGTATTTGTTGGTTTCCTTGCTAACGCTGATTCATTTTTATTTTCTGGGTTTCTTGCGGCAAATGATTCGTTTCTAATTCATGGATTTCTTTTCTTACCTGACTCGTTCTCCAGATTTGTGTTTCTCATCAACTATGACTCATTAACTCTTTCTGGTTGTCTCTGTTTTTATGGTTCACTCTACAATGGTGGTTTTCTTGTATATAGTGATTCACTTGTGTCATATGGGTTTCTCACATTTCCTGATTTTATGCGACATGGACATGACCTAATTTAGCCTCACTATACTCAGGGGCAACTGGCAGTTTTTCAAGCGTTCTCCAAACCACATATAGGTCTACCAAAAACCTCTTAATCATATACCGCATAGCCATATTATGCCTGTGACCTTTTGTCTTTTCAATATGATTAGGGTGATTTTCAATACGATTTTTATACTCATAATAAATTATAGAATATTTATTCTCCCCTGCCCTAAGAAAAGATGAACCTAAAACACCGACCAGCTTGGTTTTTAAAAAAGGGTTAAAAGTTATTCCCACCTTCTTCTTTACCTCTCCTTCTTTATCAACATATTCTGACTCAACTAAATGCTGCTTGTGCCGTGATCTTCCTTGTCCGTCTGGCGCAACATCTAATCCAGCATACGCCCATAAAGAAGATGAGTATTTCGCTCGACTAATATCAATCTCGCTAAGAATCACGCCTGACATCGCTGCGCCACACCCTTTAACATCTTTAAGAAAGGCAGAGTAAACGGGGTAATCTTCTAGGACTTTGGTTAGTAAACTAAAGTGCTTGGCTTCGTCTCTTTCTAAAGCTATATATCTATCCACTAACACTAACTCGGTATACTCTGAAATGACCTCATCGCCTTTGAACTTCTTTTGAGAAGGAAAGGTCTTTACCCCGTCAGTAATTTTTTTATACGAAAGACGAAGTGCAGCAAGTATCTTTTTACCCTCAAGGTCAAGTTCTTGTTCTTTCTCGCTAGGCTTCTGCCCTAATTTAGACTTGAAATTACCAACAATTCTGTTGCCCATCATAATTCTAAGTTTTTGAATATCGTAAGCACCGCGTACTAAAGTCTTAATATTTGACATAATATTTTCTCCAAAAATTAAAATGAGGGGATCAGGCTATGCAATAAAATGCACTCCCCTCTGCTGTGGGGGAAACTAGAATGGTATATCGTCCTTCATATCGTCAAAGCCTGTTGGGGATTTGGTCTTTGGCAAATCATCACTATCATTATAAAAAACCTTAGTATTCCCTAGTATCGCCCCTCTAACTCCTTCTGTCCGTTCTTCTGACGAAACAGATTGAGTGACCATGCCATTATTATTGTACTGGTCTACTTCACTTAAATTAATAAAGGCCGTAATGTTCAAATAAGTACCTTTCCTTCCTTGTACTAATTTTGACTTATCAATTTTAGTTACATCAATACTTGCTGAAATTCCTATTTTACTCATACTTTTCTCCGGTTAGTTTTTAAGATTTTCTCATTTTCGTCAACGCAGTACGAATCTTCGAGTGTGGCTTTAGTAAAAACCATACTGCTTCCTTCACTTCATTTGATAATTCATTATCGTAAAACATTTCGTAAGCTAAAAATGGCTGATTGTTATCAAAGCAAGATATAATATCTTGAGAGATACCCTGAACCTCGATATGTTCTTCTTCGGTAAGATCATCCATAGCCCCATCTAAAGGAGTATGTACCGATCCCTTGATTTTAGATTCAGCTTTCTTTAATTTGTTAGCACCATCTATCTCATTTTCTGAATAAACGAAGCCATGAAGATTAGCTAGTTTTAAAACACACCTATCAACTGCTCTTTTTTCTGCCATAGCGTATGGATAAGCATTTTTATTATTTTTCGGGCTGCACTCGCCATACGATATAACTTGTCTATCATTGATAGAAGCTATACATTTCATGCTACAAATCCCATCTTTAGTATTTGCTTCCACCACATCCAAAAGTTCTATAGACACATTAAGTTTGGCAGCAATGATCTCTATGTATCTGTGCAGCACAACGGGCGTGCCATGACAATCCCACGTAGCTTCTGCGCTATTAATTCCTAATTCTTTAAAAATATTAACTGCTTCGTCCGGTATATTCATTTTACCCATTGCTTTCTCCTTATAATTCTATTTCAGCGTATTCAGCGTATGCCACGCTTACCATATCCTCAAATTCTTCATATCTTAATTGCTGTACCATCTCTGGAATCATGCACATCAACTCCTCTAATCCCCTCAACTTGGTATAGGATGGAAGATGCAATGTACCAATATGACCTACGGGGTCATACTCTGAATCCCAATCTTCATCAAGATGAACCCAAAGAATCTTAAAAATATCCTTAATCTCATTCCAGTAAGGAAACTCCTTGACCACCTCATCTATTTCGTACTCAAGACGAGTCTGGCATTGCAAGCTGTCGTCAAAAAAAATCATGTCATTTATCATAATCTTCTCCCAAACTAGCACCATCTTTCTCCAAAATATTAATCACAAAAGTAAGCGTTTCTATCTCATCTTTAATTGCAATTATCGCCACGCTATTAAAGTAAGTCTTTTCGCCCAAAAGTTTTTTATGTGCTTTTATTTCACGTAAAAGGTCTTCTCTTTTTTGAGTAATAAGCACTCTTAGCCGGAAAACGTGTATTTTATTGACAGATTCCATTTCTTGCCATTCAGCACATTGCTGCTGTTCTTCCTCATCTAACTGCTGCTGAAGTTGTGGATCAGCTTCTAAAGTTTCATCGAGCATATCAATCTCCATTTTCGTGAATATAGGCATTACGAGCATCTTTTTTCTTTTGTTTTAAAACGTCAACCGTTTCCATTTCCTTAACATAATCTTCAATTGCGCCTTCTACCAGCTTATCTATCTCGTGGTGCGTGAACTCTCGTACTACTGGGATTAGAATTTCTTTGAATCTTTCCTTCAGTTTTAATCTGCGTATTTTGCTCTGCTGCATCATCTACTTTGTCTCCAAAAAAACGGTCTATATTATCTAGTAATCCTTCTAAATCAGGCACTTCAGCTTCAGGATGTTTTTTAATGTACTTAATCCAATCAGTCATATCGGCCTCCTTTACCTGCTATATTAAAGCAAGCCATTCATAATTGCAAGCAAAAAGTGTTGTCCTCGTTAAAAAAATGATTTACAATGCAATTCTTATTTACATGAAAAGGATTTAAGCATGAAGCCGATTGATAAATTAATTGATATGTATACTACACCAACCCAAGCAGGACGCGCGATAGGTGTGTCTCGTCAGGTAGTAGAGCATTGGATTAAAAAGAAATTCATACCATACGAGGTAGCCTCAAAAGTGCAAGAGAAAACGGGTGGAAGCATAACGAGGTCGCAAATTTGGTGCGCGGCTGATGAGGCTAAATCTGCATTAAAAGCTAAAAAAGGTAATCAAAATTGAACTGGTTTAAATTCCATATTGGTGACTATATTGCCCATACAGCGCACTTATCACTTATGGAAGATTTGGCGTATCGGAGATTAATAAGCGCATATTATTTGAACGAAAGGCCATTAAAAGGTTGTGCCAAAGAAATATCCAGACTGATATTAATGCGAGACAATGTAGCAGATGTTGAGCAGGTGTTAAATGAGTTTTTTACACCCAATTCTAGTCATAACAAATGGACAAATAAACGGTGCGATAAAGAAATAAAAAATTACAAAAACAAAATTAAAAAAACTAGCGAAGCAGGTAGGCTTTCTGGAGTTGCTAGGAAAAAAGCTAATAAAATCATAGACTACAAGCCTAACAAAAGTTTAACGTCTGTTCAGCAAGTGTTGAACAAACCAGATACCAAGAACCAAGAACCTAGAACCAACAAAAAGATAGATACAGAATTTGATATTTTTTGGAAAAATTACCCAAATAAAACAGGTAAAAAAATAGCTTTAGTATCTTGGAAAAAACATAAACCATCTTTACAAGCTGTATTAAAGGCATTAGATTGGCAGAAGAAGTCAGATAAATGGCAAGCAGATAATGGGCAATATATACCTAATCCTGCAACTTACATTAATCAAGGCCGTTGGGAAGATGAGTTGTCGCAGCAGATAAATAAATCAGTTGCTAAAAAAATTTCATGGTGGGAGACAGAAGAAGCTACTTTGCAAAAGGCTATGGAAATTGGTTATCATTTCAGCAAAGACAAGAGTTTGGGAGAAATTAGAGAAGGCATCCAACAACGATTAAGTGGAGTCAATTATGTTCGCTAAAAATGAAATTCCATCAGATAGGCCTTTTATTAAATGTTGTGACTGCGACGATAGAGCCATTATCGGCTTGTATACTGGTTTTGTAAAAAACAAGCAATGGGTTTATAACAAATCGCCTGTTGGCGTATGTTTGCGACATTATGAATCCAGAAAATTAAAGAAAGCACAAGATTGGAACAGAAAAATGGGGCTTGATAGTGTTAAAAAGCAAAAGGATTATGTTTTTAAAACTCCTTTTAAATTTAAAAAGGTGTAGTTATGAAAATGGAAGAAGCATATCAAGATTTTAAAGATAATTATGGACAATCAACCATTAATCCATACAGGCTTTGGGTAGCAGCCTGTACTTGGGCTACTAGCAGTAAGAAACGCAGTACGCTACAAAATGCTCTATACTGGAGACGTTTAAAAGAAATCAGCGAACAAGCATTTGTTGGTGAACACAACCAGCAGTTTTCTGCTTTTAGTTGGCATATTTATTTTAAACAAAAAATAATGCCGATAGAGTTTGAATCTAAAACGGGCAAAGTAATTACGAAATATGTACAATTGCCAGATGGGAGTACTTCTTTAAAAAGTACAAGCGTAATGTCAAAAAAAGAATTTAGCGATTACCTTACAAAATGTGAAGCCTATGCAACTCAAGAATTAGGCGTAAAATTTTCTGAAGATTATGAATTTAACTAGAAAAGAGAAACTCTACTGGAATAGGCTTATTAGTGAGATCGGTTGTTGCGTATGTTTTAGTCATTTGGGCATAAAGAACAATGATTACTGTTCAATTCATCATATTTCTGGACGTAGCAAGAAAGGTTGCCACCAAAACGTGCTGCCGTTATGTCAATTTCATCATCAATTAGGGGGTGAGGGAGTAGCTATACATCCATTTAAAAAGCAATGGGAAGAAAATTATGGTTCACAAGAATCATTAAAAATTATGTGCGATAAAATTTTAGATGGACAAGAATGAAACTTTAATTGTTGGTTATCCTGAGTCAATGTCTGAGATGAAAAAAAGGCAACGAGAAAATCGTAAATTAATTGAGCAAGGCCGATTATCTGAGTTTAAGCCTACTCCAAAATATTCTTACATAACGGTTAAATAAATGGGTAAATCACAACGGAACAAAGGGGCATCTGGAGAACGAGAGTTGTTTTCTTTATTGTCTGATGAACTAGGAATAGTTGTTCGCAGAAACTTAACACAAACAAGGGGCGGTGGCTGCGATACCATTGATATACCTAACTTTAGCCTAGAGTGTAAGCGTTGCGAAACATATAATTTTAATGCGTGGTGGCAGCAAACGATAGAGCAAGCGTTGCGTTCTAAAAATAAGCCAGTTTTGTTTTATCGAAAAAGCAGAAGGGCGTGGCGTGCGATGTTCCTTCTTTCCGATATATCCTCTGATTTTTCTGGTTCAGATACAGTTGATGTTTCCTTTGAAACTGCTTGCTTAATAATCCGAGAATTCCTCTAGTACGGGCGCATTTGTTGCATACGGGTTGTTAGGGCTGTCGTTACTTTGAGGACTTCCATATTTTCCGTATGGATTATTGATACTATCCGGCGAATACTTTGATCCAAAATTTCCATGAGGGTTACTGGTCGAGTTAGGATCATATTGATTGCTACTAAGGTTGCCCAGATACTTCCCTGTTTTTTGATCTATTAATCGTGGTGGATCGGCATAGGCCATATTTGATAGTAATATTGATATTATGAGTAATTTATTCATATCTCCCTCGCGTAATTTGCTTCATAATAGATTTCTGGGGGTTTCTCCCAATTATCAGACATTTTTTGAGCCTTCTCACAGGCTTTCTCTAAAGACTTGGCTTTAACTTCAACATATCGGCAATGGCACAATAAATTTATTTCAACATATACCTGATATTTATTCATATTCACTCCAATCTTGGTTATTAATAGTTATTTGAATGGCAACTATGCGCATGATATGTATTTTATTATTCATTTCTATTTATCCTATTAAAATCCTGCCATTTTTAATACTTGTCTTTGTAGCTTTGTGGGTAACTGCCAGAACTTACGGCCTGTGTGCTTGCCATAACCTTGAACGATTAAACGCCCATCGTCAGTAGCATATTCTTTTAAACAATCGTTGGCGTATTTTTTTTTATAAAAATAATCCCCTGTTTCTTGACCATCCACAAGAACTTCATAAATGATAGAGTCATTTAGTTTATTTTTTTTAATGCTTAATTCTTGACCACTATCTATCTCGTAAACATGATTATTATCAGCCATGTATATACTTTTAATTTCATTCATTTTGATTACTCCTATAGTCAAATTTATGATAAAATATCAGTTAAGTAATTGAGTTCTTTAACAATTTGTAGTTTTACCTTTACCTTTCCAGATAGGCAGTAATGAGCAAAACTGGAATACCTATGCCGATCAAAAATATAGCGTAGAGCAATAGGCCGGATGCTATGTCGTAATTTTCCATGATGTACCTTTTATGTAATTATGATTAAATGATCGTTTGCCCATTTTTTAGATATTCCAGACTTTAAAATCTTTTGCTCTATCATTTTTTTAGCTAGTATTTTTTTAGCCTTTGTAATGGTTGCTTGATCCGCACCGCCTAAGAATTCATTAATACTAGAATTTTTATTATCAAAATGCTTGAGCCATGTATTCAGTTGTTTAATCGTCCATGTTTCCATGATGTACCCCTATAAAGTTGATAAGTTTTAATTATAGCCAATTATGTTGGCAATGTCTACGTAAAGAATTAATTTAGATCAGTTAAAATGTATTCACCGCTTGCTATCTTTGCTCTAGTAGCTTCTACGCCTTCATTTAAGAATTCGCGCCTATACTTTGCGGTTGTGTTGGAATAATCCCAAAAATAGCCATCAAGAATTATTGAGCCGTCAGCCTTTCGTTTAGCTATGATTGATTTATAACTTTGAAAATATTGATTACCCATATTATCGCTAATAATAAATTGATTAGCTACTTCTCTACCTGTACGGCCTAACATGTTTTTAACTTTCATAATTGACCCCTTTTGTTTTCGTAATTAATGCCATCCCATAATTCGATATGTACTTGTCTTGCAAGTTTAATAAATGATTCGCCTTGCTCTACGCTCATATTGTTATGCTCTGAATATTTATCAACTGTTAAGTAATTATTAACATAATCTAAATATGCGTTATTTAATATTTGACTCATTCCGTATGATTGCATTTTCTATACTCCTATTTATATAGCAAGGTAACAACAAGGGAAAGGGCAAGACATCTGCCCTATATCCTTTTATAGTTCATAGCCCATGTATTCATTACAGCTTTTGTATGTTGATTTTTAAATTGAGCCATTTTTAACCCCCATAAATATATAAAAATTTTTGATACACCCTAAGCGTACAGGAATAAAACAATAAATGCAAGATATATTTGCACTATATATTAATCACTCAATTAGCCTGGCATATAACAGGATAAGTTCACGCCCTCCGAAAATCGGTCTATTTAAAGGGGTTTTGAACTAATTAGACTTTGACTTGTTCTTGACTTGGCCTTAATAAATGCTAATCCTTGCTAATTGCTCTAAATCACGCTCTAAGGCGTTTTAATTTGTACGCACCCCTTATATCAAGAAAATGTTTTTATGCGCGTACGGTTCATTCTGAGCGGTGTATAACTCTGCGGACAAATGTATTAAATGTATAGTTTGGGGATAATGTATGAATTGTGCATTAATCTATGGATAAGTTTGTATGAATTGTGGATGATGTATAAATTGTGGATAGTTTGTGGATAACTATTTCTTTATAAACTGGGTTTGACTTGTCTTGTCTATACTAAGAACTTGCAACTAACTCGGCAAGGTACTTGCAAGGTACTCGGCGAGGTACTCGTAATATGTTATATTCTAGTTCCATCAATTTATATTACTAAATATATGGATGAGCTACAGCAAGAACTCGAGGGTATTATGTACGCATGGTCTCGGTATATGGGTAAAGGCGGATCAGTTAAGGGTTATCCAACACAAGTTAGCTACATGGCATCGTCCGGTAGTCAGTCAAGTGATGAGTTCTATGACGAAGTACAACATAGTTTAGGCCTGACAGTAGATGCAATAATTCAGGGATTAGATGACGGGCAAAGGATGGCAATTAATCATTGTTACCTAAAGTGCAAATGGTTATACAACATAAACGAGTACGCGTTATCCTTAAATAGTGCTTTAGAATCAATACGTAAGAGTGCAATTACCAAAGGTATACTGTAGATAGTTACCACCTGTATGCAGAATAGGTGTATAGTTGTGGAAGGGTTAGCCCCAACGCGCCCATATAAAGTGTACCGCCCTATTGTGTTAATAACTAATAGGGCTTTTTTTATGGGAGTAGCATAATGGCTGATAAAGAATTTAATAATACGCTTAATGCTGTAGAGAAGATTATAAGTACCTGTATATTTAACATTGCCAATGAATTAGACGATTTAAGCGATAACGAAAAGCTACAGATATATTCCGAGATAGAGCAACTAGCAATGGATGCAATACAGGATGCTAAACAAATGGGAGCGTTGCATTGAATGTATTACTTAGTCTTAACTGTATATTTTGCCAGCATTGGAGGAACGGTTAGTATCTATGTAGATGACTTTAGAAGTGAAAAGTACTGCGAAATGGCAAAGGTACGTTATATAGAAACGCATATCGCTGACTTAGTAGAAAGAAAACAGACTCATACTAATATTAAAAGGATTGATTGCATCAAGGTTGAAAAAGGATAATGATAATAAAATTTCCAATGTCGAAAGAGATGGTTAGGCGAGTTAACCAGAATCAGTCTTATGAACGGGCGTTATCAGCTTTTTATGCTTCTGCAAATGCACAAAAACAATATAAAGAAAATCTAGCGAGTAAAAAATACAGGCTAGACGTAATGAAACTTTTCACAAAGGTTAATTGAGTGGGGCTAATAGTACATGAGGAAGGATGTGACGCTATACGCTGTACTTGTAACCGTCCTAAAACATTAAAAGATGTAATAGAAGAATTAGAAAAAAAAAGAGAAGAAACAGAAAAGCCTAAAGTAATAGATGACTATGGTTGTGCGTAATGAAAATACCTAAGACGTTTACATTGGGCGCGATTACGTGGAAGGTTAAGATAGTAGAAGATTTGCCTGATCGTATGGGGCAAGCTGATTTTAGGAACGCGACAATATTAATAGAGAAAAACGAAAATAAACAGATTATGGCTCAAACTTTTTGCCATGAACTGCTACACGCTTTGTTTTTTTCTACAGGTAGAGTGGAAGATCATAATGAAGTATTAATAGACGGTCTAGCTCACTCACTACACCAGTTTTTGGTGGAAATGTATGAGGATTAGAGTATGGCAGGAAAGGTTACTCATAACTCAAAATGCAGCGAGAGTGTATTTATAGAAGCCTGTTTACGATTAAAATCAACTGCACTTGTAGCAAAAGAAACAGGCATAAGCCACCGAAATGTAGTAGATAGACGTAATAAAATCCATAAACGAACAGGAACATTTTTAAACTTAGATAGTAGGATTGAAAAGGTTAGAGTCACTATCCCACCTACTAAAAAGCGTACTACAGTAGATTTAACTGATGGCTGTATAATGGTTGCATCAGACGCTCATTACTGGCCTGATGTAGATTCAGCAGCACATAAAGCATTTGTATTTATGGCTAAAAAATTAAAGCCGAATGTAATTATTATGAACGGTGATAGTTTTGACGGCTCGTCAATTAGTAGATTTGGAAGAATCGCATGGGAAGATAGGCCTACTGTTAAGGAAGAGTTGGAAGCAGTAATAGATAAGTTAGATGAAATTGCTAATGCTTCTAAAAACTCTAAGCTGCTTCATACATGGGGCAACCATGATTTACGCTTTAATACTAGATTATCACAAGTTGCGAGTGAATTTGAACGGGTAGAGGGATTTGATTTTGAAAGCCATTTCCCTAGATGGAACTTTACTATGTCCGTTATGGTAAACGATAATACTATGATAAAACATAGATGGCATAATGGTGTTCACGCTACATGGAATAATATATTAAAATCTGGTAAAAATTTTGTAACTGGTCACTTACATAGTTTACAAATTAGACCTTTTACAGATTATAACGGTACGCGATATGCAGTAGATACGGGAACTTTGGCATATCCAGACGGCGAACAGTTCGGCTATGCAGAAGATAACCCAAAAAATCATAGGGCAGGATTTGCTATTTTAACTTTTATTGATGGTGAGCTGATGCCACCAGAAGTAGTAGAAGTTATAGATGAAAAGCAAGGAATGTGTTTTTTTAGAGGTCAGAAGTTTACAGTTTAAGGTAAATATTGGAATTTCAGGAATTAGATGAAGTAATTCATCAATTGTATGGCGTAGGGAAAGTTACCAAAGTGTTTGCTAACGGTGGTGATACGATTTACGGTGTAGATTTTGGACACGAATATAACTTATTTGTTCCACAGGTGGAAATAACAGCTAATAATGCGTAAAAGGCACGTATGAAAGAATTAACAACTAAACAAGAGACATTTGCTCAAGAAATAGTGAAAGGTAGCAATCAGGCTGATGCTTATAGACTAGCCTATAATGCAGGTGGTATGAAAGATGAAACTATTTGGAGTAATGCGTCTAGGTTGATAATAGAAGAAAAAATACAGAAGCGTATTAAGTCTCTTAGACAGCCTACAGTCGATAAAGTTCAATTAACTTTAGAAAAACACTTAAATGACTTGTTACATTTAAGAGAAAAAGCAACAAATGATGAAAAATGGTCATCTGCTATACAGGCTGAGACAGTTAGAGGCAAAGCTGCTGGATTGCACGTAGAAAAAGTAGATATGAAGCAAGATGTAGATATAGTGGTAGAATTAGTAAACTTTGGTGATGAGTGATAATCATTATTTGCAAAGCAGAAGAACTTATTTACTTTACAAAAAAGCAGAATATTTAACTACTCGTACAGAAGACTCTGAATTAGAGCAAATAAACAAGAAGTTAAACGAGTCAAAGCGTGAAAATAAGATTACCAAATAACTGGAAGCCTAGAAGTTATCAAATCCCTGCTTGGAAGTATTTGCAATCAGGTGGCAGACATTCGGAGTTAATTTGGCATAGACGGGCTGGAAAGGATGATTTGTTCCTTAATTGGTGTGCGAGGGCAGCATTTCAACGCATAGCTAATTATTGGTATATGCTTCCTGAATATTCGCAAGCTAGAAAGGCTATTTGGAACGCAGTTAACCCACATACAGGTAAAAAACGTATTGACGAGGCTTTTCCAAAAGAAATACGGAAAGCTACACGCGAACATGAAATGACAATTGAATTTGTTAACGGTAGTACGTGGCAAGTAGTAGGGTCAGACAGATTTGACTCGTTAGTTGGCTCAAGTCCTGCTGGCATTGTGTATTCAGAGTGGGCATTGGCTAATCCGAGCGCAAGAGCCTATTTGAGACCGATTTTAGCTGAAAATAATGGTTGGCAAGCATTTGTAACCTCTGCTAGAGGCAGAAATCATGCTTATACTACGTACAAAGCTGCTTTAAAAGACCCTGCTGCCTTTGCTCAAAAACTATCAGCAACAGAAACAAACGTCTTTAGTAAAGATCAGTTAGATATTGAATTACAAAACTATCAAAACGATTTTGGGGATGAATACGGTAGGGCAAAGTTTGAACAAGAATATTTATGTGCATTTGATGCTGCAAATTTAGGTGCGATATTATCAGGCGCATTAAGTACGGCAGATCGAGAAGGGCGCATAAATGACGTACAATACGACCCAGAAGGCGCACCGATTGAAATATCAGCAGATATAGGCCGTAGAGACTCTAGTACATGGTGGTTTTGGCAGCCTAAACTTGGTGGATATTCAATCATAGATTATGATGGTGGTTGGGGTATTGACGCAGAAGCATGGGTAGACAGGTTAAAAGAAAAAATAGGCAAACGTGAGTTAGGAAAGATATGGCTACCGCACGATGCAAGAGCCAAGACTTTTGCAGCTAAAAACTCAGCTTTAGAGATTTTTATTAAAGGATTTGGTGCAAATAAAGTAGCTATAACTCCAAATTCAAAGAAAACTGACAGAATAAATGCAGCCCGTACCTTAATTAAGAAGGTTGAATTTAATGAAATTGCTTGTGAAAAGGGTTTAAATGGTCTAAGAGCATGGTCATACGAATATAATGAGCAACTAAAGACTTTTTCATCAGAACCTAAACATGATTGGGCTTCACATGATGGCGATGGTTTTTCGTATGGGTGTTTAATAATGAAACAAACACAAGCTATTTTAAAACCTCCACCTATGAAAACTATACATGAAATCACTTTGAACGAAATTTGGGAAGATAACAAAAAGGGAAGGGCTAGGATATGATTAACGAAGCAGGTGGTGTTAAGCGAGTTACGGAAACAGGTGTAGTAAAAGGAATGAATGGCAAGATGCTGGGCTTTTTTGTAGCTAGTGGCACTCCAACAGTAAAACTTTGGGATAACGCATCTGCTGCAAGTGGAACTGTTCTTCTAAACAGCATGGTTTGTACCGCAGCTACTTGGTATGATTTTCCTGCTTCATTTGCTAACGGTTTGTATCTTACCCAAACCAATGCTGGTGATATTAGTTTTATTGTTAGCTAATGGAAGAATTAGACGAAGCAATCAAAGGAGTAGATGGAAGCGATCTTGTTTCGCTCAAAAACTCTTATTTTCTTGAAATAGATTTATATGACAAGAAATTTGAAGAATGGGAAACAAGAGCTAAAGTTATTATCAAAAGATACAGGGATGAGCGCGGTGGACTAGATCAAAATAGTCGACAGAACGAAGCTCGATATAATATTCTCTGGTCAAACATTCAGACGATGATACCTAACGTCTTTGCTCGTCTACCACAACCAGAAGTCTCTCGCCGCTATAAAGATAAAGACCCAGTAGGCCGAGTAGCGTCTATGATATTAGAACGCGCTCTTGAATACGAAGTAGAGGCTTATCCAGATTATGAAAACGCAGTACGAAATTCTGTAGAAGATCGTTTACTAGCTGGCAGAGGAATCTCATGGGTTCGTTATATGCCCGTGATGAAAGATGTAGAAATGCCAATGCAAGCCGCAAATGGAGAGGAAGGTACTCAAATATCTGAAGATACTCCAAAGACTTATCCAGTTATAGATTACGAGTGTTCTCCTTGTGATTATGTTGCATGGCGAGATTTTGGACATAATGTAGCGAGAACTTGGGAAGAAGTTAATACAATTTGGCGCATTGTGCCAATGACTCGTGAGGAGTTGGTCGAAAGATTTGGCGAAGAAATAGGTGAGCAGATTCCGCTAGATATGAAAACTAGCTCGCAAGATGTAGATACGGCTAGTCCTGAAGAATTAGCTAAAATGAAGGCTAATATTTATGAGCTTTGGGATAAAAAGGAAAAACGCTGCGTATGGCTGTCTAAATCGCACCAGAAGGCTCTAGACGTTCAAGAAGATATACTAGAGCTAGATGGATTTTTTCCTTGTCCTAAACCGCTATATGCGACCACTACAACCGATTCACTAATACCTGTACCTGATTACGCTTTATATCAAGATTTAGCAAAAGAATTAGACACACTTACCGATAGGATTAATGGTTTAGCAGATTCTATTAAAGTTATTGGTGTTTACGATTCTACGCAAACAGGTGTTAAACGGATGTTGAAGGAAGGTGTTAATACTGAACTGATCCCTGTGGACAACTGGATGATGTTCGCAGAAAAGGGTGGAATTAAAGGAGTAATAGATTGGTTGCCACTTAGCGAGGTAGTTGGTGCATTAAATGCAGCATATATGGCAAGAGATCAGGCCAAACAAGCTGTATTTGAGATAATGGGCATTTCTGATATATTGCGCGGCTCAAGTAATCCTAATGAGACGCTTGGCGCACAGCAGATGAAGGGTCAATTTGCCTCAAAACGATTAAAATATATGCAGAACGCAGTTTCAACTTTTGCAACACAC